ATTGAAAATGAAGTTCTTCGACTTCCCCTACTTCTGAATAAGCCCATGTAGCACAATCCATCATTGGTTGCGTTGGTTTTTGATTAAACGTAATAGTAAAACATCCCTTGTGGTCATGCACAGAATGAACAGCTGAGTGTATGCAGTGCATTGGACTACCAACCTTGAATGCATACCAACTCATCCACTCTTCAAGACGATCTAATCTCCACGGCTCATCTTCATCGCCTCGATATGCAGTCAGGTCTACTTTAAATTTCGTTCTCATTCTCTTATCTCCTTGGCATCGTTTACTACACGGTCGGCATACTCCCTAGAGCGTGTAACCAGATAGGCTGCGTACCAGAGTACCTTTAGCCTGTCCTGCTCTTGTTGCCCTTTATGCTCTTGGCGCTGTAGGTACTTGAGGATGGAGCCAGATACAAAGTCCAGGTTCCAATCTTCGATTACCGCCAAGGCATCCAGAGTGCCGACCGTGTAGTGGTTCCTCATTAGTCCTCGAATGGATCGGTGATGTCAGCGGTAGGTACAGCCTTGCGTAGTAGCTTTGTAGCTGCAACCTTTACAGGCTTCACGGTTTCGATTACATTAGTAAGCTCGCCGTTCATTTTCTGGCGAGTGCCAACAACAACTTGCCATGGTTTTGCTTTGAGTGCTGGTAGATCAAGGTTGCTATAAGCATCCATGGTCATACGACCAACCATTCCATCAAGCAGGATTGTCAGTTTGGCTTTGTCATTCCCATACGTGGTTTTCGTATATTGAATAAACCGGAATGGTTGCCCGTCATCATCGCCGACTTCTGTGGTTTCAAATACCCACTTTAGATTAGGCTCCATCACGTTTGGATCATCAAAGCTTTTGCTCTGTACCGCTCCCACATAAACGAGAGCGCAAGCGTAAATACCTGCTTCAGCTGTGCTGTACTTCTTGCCACTTCCTTCACTGAAGGTCGTGTGCTGTGCAAAAAATCCCATAGATTACTCCTTGGGCTACCGCCCGTCACTTGGCACTATTGCCACACAACTATATACCCACAAAGCGGATATTGTCAAACCTATATTTTAGACGGTACAGAGTTGCCGCCTCCACCGAATAATGAGCATCAGTACACCCACCCTAAGTGGGTGCTACTGATTGCTCATAGGGGGATTCTAAGGGGGATTTATTCTAACGGTACTTAAGTACTACTCTTAAGTGTACCGATTTTTGTACCGTTAGATTTAGCCCACTTTTACCCACGGACTCCGTACAAACTTAGGGTCGATTCTGCGTATCAAACCTTGGTCTTTCATCGTCTCTAGGAATGCCAAAGCCACCTGTTTATTACCTCCAATGATGACTGCAAGAGCATTACCCGACATCTTCTCATTCTGATCTAGCGCATCCAAGACACGCTCTATCAGCTGTTGTTCTTTGGTAGCCTCCGCACCACCGACACAATGCTTCAAACGCATCATGCCGTCCTGGTCAGTAACGATTTGATATGACACCTCCACAAAGTCCTCTTCGCCTATATGGCGTTGTTTAGTGGTCTTCATGGTATAGATGCCATCCTTGTGTTCTACCGTTGCCACAAGGTCAGCTTGAGCTGCAATCTCACCCGCTCCACGCATAGCCTCGTGAGCCACAGGACCGGCGTGTATGCCCTTCTTGTGATGGTGTAGGGCAATGATGGCAGCACCTGATTCGTTGATGCCCTTCATCCGATCATAGAGCTTAGCCATGTCGGTGTTGCTATTCTCATCGTAACCATGTACACGCACGAAAGTATCAAGAATCACAATCTGAATCTGATGGTCTTTGACGTACTGCACGATGTCTGCCAAGTGTTCAGCGTTATCTAGTTTCACCATCTGCTTCTGCATAATGTGAACATTCTCGCAAGCGCCATGAGATAGTTTGAAGAACCGCTGAAAGAATCGACCAATGCCCATCTCTTCATTGATGTAGAGAATGTTGCACTTTGTAACAGATAGGCAACCCATCCATAGAGAGCCTTCGTTACAAGCCCGTACAAGGTCAACAGCAATCCACGATTTACCTCCTCCGGGTGGAGCCGTGATGAAGTGCATCCCGCCCTTTGTGATTAGATTCTCAACTAACCACTGAGCATCATCCGCAGCTGATGCCGCTTCACAGAACTGTTGCCAGTTCATAAACTCCAGTTTGCGCTTAGGTTCTACAGGCTTTTCAAGTTCAGCTCGGAGCATGGCGGGTGTCAACGGTGGCAGGTCGGAATCTTTCCAATCCACCCACGCTCTACCGGCTTTCTCCAATACCTCGTATTCCTCCATCGGTGGATCACAATAGGTACGGTTCCAGTGCTGAATACCAGCAATGGCAAAGTTATAGTCAAGCCGTGTGGAGCGATAGTAACCGACACAAGCTGTCAGGGCGTTATCTCTGCCACCGTATGGGCCTCCGCCTTCTGGGTGTCTCTGCATCAGCTTTGCAAGCGTTCCATCATCGGAACTGTAGCCTGTAATCTCACCACGCTCTGCCCGTGGTCTACGCTTCGGAGTAGCGTCTAACTCATCAAACCATTCATCTGCCAAAGTAATGCTCCATAATCTCCGGCAGGTCTGCTCGGACGATATCCAAAAGGAATGACCATCGTGCATCAGATTTGCTTTTTACGCAAGCCTGCTCGAGTTCGAGGAAGAAAGTATCAAGGCATCCAGTGTAACGACCGGAAGCATGGCGAATCATTGGAATTGCGTGTCCAAGCTCGCCAGCCTTGGCAGATGCAAGCAGAGCATCTAACCGCTCATCGCCGAACGTCTCAACTAACAAGGATTGCTTGTATGTTGGTTTGATGCCTCCACCCTTGAGCATCGTTACGGCTTTAGGATTGTCTGCGTCCTTCCAGTTTAGAGTTCCAGGCACTCGCAGGATGCGATCTAGATTCGAGACGTTATCAGTACCGGGTAGAAGTTTGTCTGCAAAGTCACGGATGCGGTATTCAAGCGTGGTGCGCTCTCTTGCTGACTTGCAAAGCTTCGGAGTGGTTAGAATCTTGTACCCGTGCCAGCCATTACCCGTGCTAATAACAATGTCGCAGTCATCAAGTATTTCTTTACAACTGCCCGGAACCTTGGAATCTAGATCTACCCAGACTGTGCCAACCTGCTCGATTGCATCTTTGCCCAGCTTGCGCCCTGGACCTTCAGGAGCAACCCTTGGACATACGCCTACATAAACATCATAGCCACGCATTGCAAGGCTGATGATGTGCTGGCTCAGTGCTTGCCCGGCTTCTCCTTTTAGGCATTCAGGGAGCCTGTAGGTAGTCCGATTAGCGTGGGGCTTGTGCTTGGATAGCGGACGGATTTCAATGAAGCCGTCTGAGTACGGCTTGAATAGATGCCGTAAAAAGGCGATAGCCTGAACGGCATCAGTGGCAGGAAGTGCCATGATGTGTACCTATGTTTTCCTTCAAGATACCTACCTCAGGGAACCCCCGGGGATCAGCCGGGGGCTGGCAAAGCCAAACCTTGAAGGATAGGTTCACCTACATTATACACCAAACGCAAAACCCGCTCAGGTGAGTGTGAGCGGGTTGCATACTTGAACCCTGCAAGAATCAAGCAGCCGATTAGATCGACAATGCATTATACATCAAAAGCAAAACCGCCCAGTACTTGCAATACTAGGCGGCTCTATAAGGTTTGGGAAAATCTCCCTGTTTTACCAACGGGAAATATATACCACGAATTATATCCCAGCGTCAAATCCAATATGATCGGCTATTGCTTTAACGGCATCATGCCAAGAATAGGCAACCACAAAAGAATACCCGTACGGTAGCAATGCATCACGGAAGGATACCTGCCCCGGTGTTAGCCTACCTTTACCAGCCTTCATCTCGACAAAGAGCCCCGGCGCTGGACAAGGTAGGAAGATGTCCCACACACCTGCACGAACACCCATAGCTTTGAACTTAGCAGCTGTACGGATGTCCCTATGCCCACCGTTAGGGCAGTGGTACAAGGTAGACAGTTCTGGATGCTTTGATTCCATCAGGCGTACCCAAGTTATCAAGGCGATTTGTTCTCGGTCTTCAAGATGTTTCAAGGTTCTTCCTCAACTCAGCGATTGCCTCTGCAAGCCTCTGTTTGACGATTACAGCGGGTAAACGGTAACGGCTGGCTATCATGTGGATTGTCTGCGGTACACGACCATCTAAGCCAAGATGCAACACAACCATTTGCCGAGTCTCGTCATCCAGCCGAGAAAGGTGATCCATGGCGCTTCCTTCCTCCACACTTTCGAGGTACTCATCCTCTGCGCTCTGGGTTGTCCCGAAAACGGCAGACTCGTACAGCACAAGGTCAGTCCCTTGGATACCGTGATGCATTGATACAGGCTCCAAGCCGTGAGCTGTCCTGCACATCTCGATAGTCTCTATGGTCATGCCAGAGCGTTCGGACAGTTCAGCGTCTGTAGGTGGTCTGCCTAGATCCAGTTCTAGTAGGACATAGAATCTGCGCAGCTTGTGCCATTTGACCACTGCGTGTTCTGCTATACGGATGGTTCGCAAATAGTTTGATTGGTAGCGTCTCAGCTTCTGGTAGATCCACGGGTGAGCATAAGTACTAAACCTTAGCCCTCGTTCAGGCTCCCACTTTTCTATTGCTCTTATAACGCCTTCGACGCAGTACTGGCAGGCATCCACAAAGTGTTCTTTATGCTTGATGACCTTGCAAACATCCCTGATAAAGCCCATGTTATGACGCACCAAGGCATCAAGACATTCTGTCTGCATAATGCCGTGCTTCCATCCAGAGTGAAGTAATACCATCTCATCGTGAGACAGCAAACGCTCCGGTGTCCTTTGTAAGGTCCGGAGCGTCTGTCTAATAGTTGTCCTACTCGGTGTCACTTAACTCCATTGGCTTTGAGCATCGCTGGTTTGGTCTCCCACTCATACTGCATGGCTTCGTTAGTTGCACTCACGAAAGCCAAGAACAGAAGGAAGCAAAGCACGGTAATGGCTCCAGCCTTCAGAGCATCACGCATATACTTTTTCTTAGCAAGGTATGCAGCTCGATTCGCTTCCAGCGCATATTGTCTTTGGCGCTCTGCCTCTGCCTGCTCCTGCTGGTCCTTCCACTCAGCCAAACGGCAAGCTGTGCAAACCTGATCGGTATCGTTTACGCCTTGAGCGCATTCATTACATCGTCTCATCTTCTTATCTCCTAACTGTCCCTAACTTATTCGCCCGGTTGTTCCGGTGTCTCTGGTGCTTTACCTTTGCGGAGTGTCCTTCGCAGCATCAACTGCTTTGATAGTTCCGCTGGATCCATATCCATCGCTTCTGCGAGCTTGAGAAGGCTGGTATCACCCGGAGCCTTTTTGCCTGTCATGTAGTCACTGATACGTGGCTGGGTAAAACCAGTCCTACGTGCCAGCTCCTGTTGTGTTATTCCTCTAATCATGGAATCTATATACCACAAGAATATATTAGCCTGTCAATCCCTTGACATATATATATTCTAGATGTATATTCAATACATGAATACCGACAACCTTACGACAGCTGAAATCAACTTTGTAAAGAATATGCTATCTGGATTGACCAATGAGCAGATCATCGCAGACCAGACATCAAAGACAACCAAAAACAGTATGGACAATGCAAACAACATAATGTTGAACATGGGTTATGTGTGGGGATGGACAGCAGGACGTTCAAAAACACGAGCACTGTTTCTAAATAATAAGTCAAACTACACACTGCATCGTGAACTAATGAGCAAGTATCAATCTGAAAACGTGATGCAGTTGCTATGGTGCCCTGAACGAATGGCAAGCAATGAATATGAACTCAAGGTAGAGCGCAACACCAAGCGGTCTTACATCAAGGTAGCAAGCCAACTAGTAGAGCGTGGATTGCTAGAAGGCGCTCTGATAGTGACAATCAACAAAGGTGAAGGAATCGCAGAAGCCCTGATTGAAATCAGGAACCGATAGAAAGGACAAGCCCCCGAAAGGGGGCAGGGAGATAAGAGATGACTATTAGAGCAGACGAATGGCTGGAAGTTGAGATTCCAGAAGAGCTGATGGAAGAAGTAGAGTACTACTCAGACCGTGGACACGGTTACAAGTGCGGCTCAGTGTACGAGCTGAAGGTAGAACAAACCGTAGATTACATCATGGCAAACCCTACATCTGAACTTGCCAAGAACTGCGAAGAAGAATACGGCGAAGACATCACCAACCGTGAAGCACTTATCCGCCATATCAACTACATCAATCAAAGAATGGGAGAAGAGATTTGAAGACATCAGAAAGCATCACGGGCATCGCCCCTGCGCTCATCAAAGCGCAAGGGGAGATGTCAGGCATCGCAAAGGAAGGCAACAACCCAGCCTTTAGATCTAAGTACGTCACACTTGACAGCATCCTTGATACCATCCGACCTGTGCTTACAAAGCATGGTTTGATGCTCAGTCAGGGAATCACGTCACAAAGCGTCACAGAAGACAAAGTAACAGCGATAGAGGTTGAGTCACGCATTATCCATGCAAGCGGTGAATGGGTCGCACAGAGCGTTGTAGTGCCCATCACAAAGCATGATGCTCACGGTTTCGGTTCTGCGCTTACCTACGGTAGGCGATACTCGGTATCGTCCCTGTTGGCTATCTCAGCTGATGAGGATGATGATGGCAACGCAGCTACAAACACTCTGCCACGAGGACCACACGGAAACATCGTGATAGGTGAACCGATCAAGCCCAGAGGTTTACAGCGTTGAGGTTTGGGGAAGTATACGTCAGGCTCTTGGAAGGCATGAGCATTAGGCGCAAAGGATGGGAGCCGGGCACTTATGTCCGGTTCTCAGACATTGGGGAGAAATGCCTGGTTATGTATCGTGCAAGCGGTAACCGACACTGCTGGACTCCAGCGGTAGAGGATCTATACAACAAGGACATCCAAGCACTCAGGGAAGATTGGGAGGTTATAAGGTAAATGGGATTTGATGTAATCAACGGTGAGTTGTTTGATGAAGAGACAGGCGAATATGCTGGTCCAGCATCAGGCTGGATAACAGGTGAAGAATCACCAGAAGAGTTAGCCCTGCTGGTCATGCGGAAGCGTATGGATATTGAGGCGAGCATCCAAGCAGAGAAAGATAAACTTGATGCAATCACCAACAACATGATCAAACTGATCGGCAAGCACATGGCACGGCTCGAATGGCTAGAGCGTCAGTACAACGACAAGCTGCACGACTACGCACTGAGCCAGTTACCACGCAAAGCCGACGGCTCCTTGAAGGTCAAGACTTGGACTTGTCCATTTGGCTCTGTTTCCTTCAGGACTGTAGCCGAGCGTGTCAAGGTTGTAGACGAGGAAGAGACCGTGGCATGGCTGATGGAACATAACCCGGAAGCAGTCAAGACAAAGCACACTGTGCTGGTTAGCAAACTCAGTGACCATGCACTTGACAATGCACCGGGGCTTGATCTAATACCAGCATCCGAATCGGTCACCATAAAAACTATTTGACAAACTATCCGCACTGGGTGTATATTCCTAGTGCGGATATATACCGCAGGGAGATAAGTAATGGAAGTTATTGAGAACGTGTACACGATGGAGCGACTGGAAGCAGTCCTCCGCAAAGACCACACAACCTTTGAGAGCATCGAGCTTGACTTTGATGCAATGTGGAGCGAGCAGGCAGGCGGCTGGATCTACACTCGCAAGATTACCGTAGCCATCCACAACCTCCGCCGTACGCTCTGGTTCAAGACCTGCAAAGGCAATCTGCTTGATGTGACCTACAGCAGTGGTGGAGTAGATATCTTTATTAGTGTAGATCAGTTCACGATGGGCGCTCCAGATGATTGGGAAATCCGTAAGTGGATTGGCGAGATGGCAAGTCAGTTGATGCCGTAGAATAAAGCACTGCGATGGAGCCAATCTATCAAAGGTGCAAAGACAGAAAGACCATCTGTGCTTAGTCCCGTAGATTCGGATGAAGACTAAGATTTCAGATGGTCTTTTTGTATTAGATTCTAAGCGAACTATGTACGATGGTTTCTCGCATCTTATGCTTTTGACAATCTTCAACCGTGAGCTCGAGCATCATGCCACCTTTCGGCAATGCACTGCCATCCATCAAAGCACCGTAATTATCTTTGCGTCCATGCTCCATTAGATATTCTGGTGTTGTACCTTGATAAGTATCCATGTAAGCACCAGTTCTAATCGTTAGAACATCCTTGGACGAAACTCGATTTTCGGCTCTTACCTTGCCCGAATCAAATACGATTTTGCTATCTCGTCCAGCCTGCTTGTTGTGAGTATGACCACGCCAGATAGCATCTACACCCTCAAGCCACATCTGCGCCCGGCTAAAAGTGATTGCACCTTTGGTCACTGGAGCGCCTCCACCAGCACCGTGATGGTAATGGATGACATAATGTCCACACGCCCTTGATGTATTGCCTTGACAGAGCGGAAACTTCAGATGCAAGAAACCATGATACCCACCGTAATAGATCGGCTTACCGGAGTCTCTGGCTAAAAGAATACACAGATGTTTAACCGGCTCAATATGATGATATCTAGCAACCGAATCATCATGGTTGCCATCTCCAATCATCAATATACGATGAGCATACGGACTAAGTATTTCGGCTGCCCATCTAATCGATTCACCGATCATGTCATCGCCAGCACTGTACATTCTTGGGTGAAGGTTGTTGGCTCGGTATCGCTTCCTGTCTCCCGGAAGGATAGCATCAAAAACATCGCCATTGATAGCAATCAAAGCGTCTTCAGCTTCCGCTCGTTTTAGTTCGGATTCAATGAGTTTATAGTCGGTATGGAGTGAACCAATGTGTAGGTCACTCATGAGTTGCAGTCGCAGCGTAGAACCGCAGATATGCTCAATAACTGTCATTGGCGTTGGTCTCCTTATGGTTTATATCCCACAAGGAGAAAAACAAAATCAACGCATTTGTAATTGTCAACTTGTAAGGATTTTTTACAAGTTGAACTCTTTCCATTATGGAAACAGTTCTAGTGGTTGTTTCCAAAATGGAACATACCACTCTGGGTGTATATCAAAAGTCCACCGCTACAAAGCCACCGTTTGCTCCAAGCTCGTGCCATGCCCTAACCTTGCGAAAGACTCCATCGCCATCCCGTTCTACCTTGTCCTCGTCCTCAGCTTCTGGGCTGGTGTTGCCTTCCACCGTGTAGACCCCCCACGGGAATACTCCAGTCACAATACCGATATGAGCAAGGCGGTTTAGCGGAGCAAACCAGAAGCAACACAAATCGCCTATCCTGACTTTTGTATAGTCCGCTTTGGCTTCCGATGCTGGCAACCAGTTCTTGGTTTTTCGTGCCCAGTTTCCAAAGTCTGGACAGTATGCCGAGCGTGGAAAGTCAGCAGGTATTTCAAGGGCTAGATCGTGTCCAGCATTGCGTAAGCGATAGACCACGAAAGCAGCACACCAAGGGCTACCGGGTGGCACTGGAGGGATGCAGGCTTTCTGGTAGGTCTCAACTGCTTTGCCTGCGTTGTTACCTACTTCCTGGACTCCAATATTGTCTAATGCTTCCTTAGCTGCCCTAAGTGCGATTGGTCTATTCATAGCGATATACTCCATTTGTCGAACCTTATCTCCCGACACGGTGGGCAGTCCTTCTGCATCTCAACTGCCCACCATCCCTTTAGCTGAATGTCTCTCCATCATCAATGCTGATCAGCTGAGTGATACCCCCAGTGTTGTTGTGGTAGTACAAGAACCAAGTACCTAACCTCCAACTGATAGCAGTCTGGTCATTGTTCACGCCACCAGAGACAATCACACTTGATGCCGTGATGATGTTGCCTTGTGGGTCATAGATGACACGGCTAAGGTCACCACCAGATGTTCGGAAAGCCACGATCCGCTTACCCATTGGATTGATTGCAACGCTCGGATGGGTCCCACCTGCGTCTACTACAACTGCCATTGATACGGTCACTCCTTCGTCGTCTGTGTAGTAAGACTCTAAACCACCGCTTGATTGTTTCTCACCGATGATATATAGCCGCCCTATGGCGCTCGTCGGATCATAGGCAATGGCTACACAATCCATCCCGGTAATCGGTGTAGTTACATCAACGTAGTTTGTGCCAGAAGGTCCATCGGCAAAGTGTAGGACGATGGTATGACTTTCGACATTGGCATAACAGAGCCGCTGATTCTTCGCTACGTCAGATGACAGACAGGCTCCAGCTGCCGTAAGCATTCTGAACCAAGATCGGAATCGGTGGCTCGTGTGAAGCGGATTGATGCCGATGGTATTAGATGATTCAACGGCATTGTGATTGCTTTCGCCAAGTCCCCAGGGACTTGATGTGTAGTAGCGTCCTTCAGCATCAAGGCTGGAATCTGTGCCTCGGTTGGCTCCTGTGCTGGCAAGTTTTAGATCTACGGTTCCAGAGGCGGCAGGGTCTCCAGCACTATCAAGCAAAGCACCATGAGCAATACCACGGAGCAGACTTCCAGCCGGTAAATACAATCCGCTATCTGTCCCGCCGTTGACATCAAACGGGTCATTGAGATCCGGTGGAAAGTTACCATTGATGCGGTCAAAGAGCGTCTGAGCTGTAATCGTGCCTTGTGCTAACTGATGCCCGTATGCAAAGTCTGTACCGCTTGTGGCATTGGGCGTGGCTAGAATACCACCACCTCTGAGCCATGTACTGTAGCCTGTGTAACCGTTCAGGAAACAATCCCTAAGCGGTGGCTGGCTAACCGAACAGGTAGCACCAGATGGATACGGTACGGAGTTGGTAGCTGCCCAGCCGGGATGCCTGACAATGCTGTTGTCTGATGCGTTTATCTGGTCACACAGCTCGGATATCGTTACTGGATCTACAGTGTACGACGTTACCCCTGTAGCACCGCCTACGGTCTTGCTCCACCAAACATCGGACTCCTCCTCCGTCCTGCCGTCCCTGTCCTGTTGCCAGAAACGCCTGCCGTAGTAGTAGGTGGTTGTGTCTGCCTCTGAAACGATGGCAGGAGTAATGCGTTCAAACTGAGCGGTAAATGAATCTGGGCAGTAGGTAGAATCCGTGTTCGTGTACTTCAGCGTGGTTGTACCAATATCAATCAGTCCGCTTTGTACCCGTAAACGCTGGCAGGAAGTAACGCCCCAGTAAGCCGAATCAACGCTTTCACTTCCTGCGTAGCTTGTGCTTGATGTGTTCTTTCGAGGGTACGGGTTGTCCTTGTCATCGGTTGCTGGCAGACTTCCAAGGCTCCAGACATCAGGAGAGCATAGGTCTAGTGTAACGGTACTGTAGGAGGTCGTAGGAGCCACAACCTGCCATCTTTTAGTGTTGCCGTGGTAATCGGTCAGTTCGATGTAACCAGATTGATTTGTGCCTGATTGCGCCTTGATTTGAATAGCCAGATATCGGTATCCCGACATCCCCTCATATGGTGTATATGTTCGATCGTTGCCTGTTCCCGCTATGCTTCGATTATTAGTATCCGCTATGCTCCAGCCATTGAATCGCCAACCACGAAACAGCACTCTATTGTCAGTGCTTGAGTCTCCGTTTGCAGTTAGACTCGCAGCAGTCAGTTCCGCATTGATGTATGGCGGTACACCGTTCAATGCAGTTGTCAGACTATTAGTGCCAGATGACGTAACGATGGTAGATGCGAAAGAGTATTTGTAGAGCGTGTCAGAGCCACTGATTGATCCAGTTCCAGTAATATCCCGATAGCCTAAAGTCTCATAGTCAAACCCTGTCACACGCATTGTCAGACTGTTGGGATAGGCTCCCTCCCAAGCTCGTATCCTACTGGTAAGACTCACAGGAGCGGCTAGTCGTGCAGATGATGTCAGGCTAACTGTAGTCTGCTCGGTTGCATATGATGTTCCACTCGTTGACCAGTTCCCAGCGGTCTGCCGATCATAAGAATGCGAATGTGTAGCCTGATATGGAGTGACACCGTTCACCTTTATATTTGTGATTGATGCGGATGCTGTGCCTGTATCTTCGCAGGTTTGATTTAGACCAGCAGTAAAGTCATGCGTGGCAATAGCCCCACCACTACTACCAACCGTCCCTGTGGCTGTTGTAGCGGTTCCTGCGAGGGTTAGCGTAGCCGTGCAGGTTGCTGATGGTTTGGCTTGTTCATAGACATCATAAGTCGTATATGGTGGAAACTGCGTAGGAGCTGAACTGATTGAATATGCCGCCTCGCTGATGTTCCATAGAATGTTTGTGTTTACGCTTGCTGACCAACTACCTGTGATTGTTCCAGAGATATCAAGATAATCAACAGTGGGTGTGCCAGATGCAACGACGATGGTATTACTTGCGGTTTGCCCGTTACCATTTGATACGCTTACCGACAAAAGGATTTGATATGACCATGGGTTCCCTGGGCGAGCTCTAGGCGTGTTGGTCATACTCATTGACCATGTACCAGACCATCCCATATGACCATCAATAGATCCGTCAACTTTACCAACTTGAAGCGTAAAAGGAATCAAGTTAGTAGGATATACCGTCCATGTCCAAGCAATAGAAATATCAGCCGCACTGGTCGCCGTCCGGCTAACGTCAAGGTATGGCATGGCTAGACTTTCTGCCCACGATACACGGCTTTGCGTACACTGAAACCGGATGTCTGCTCGGTTACAAAGTCAATCGTCGGGATGCCGATAATACGATAGTCACCCTTTGTGGTTGTGCCGTCGGGCTCCATAATCCGAACAACATCACCAAGCCAGAGCGGTCGGTTGTTACTGCTCAAAACTAAAAAGTCAGACTCCCACTCAATGAGAATGCGTCCTGTTGTCAAGCGATCATAGAGAATGTCGCAAGCCTGATCTACAGCATCCTGTGTGGTTAGTGCTGGATCTCTTAGTTGATATGGTACGGGTCTGCCTCTCCAGTTGTACGGTCTCGATGCTGGTGCAGTGCTTGCAGTTTCAGCAGCCGAATCAACACGGCTCTTTGTTATAAACAATCCGGTTGCCGGGTCTTGTCCAACAACCTGCACCTGTGTTGCTTCCGGTGTCTCGTAATGGCTGGACATTCTACGCACCACACGCTTAGGTCGTAGCACTTCCGCTACACCTGCCGTGGTTGCTGTTGCAATGCTTTGGTATAGCGTTATTACCGGAGTGATTGAAGCGTTAGGCGTATCCTGCCAGACGTACAGGTAACCGCTTGTGGTCGGCATCCATCCCGTAATCCAGTTAGCGTAGTAGTCGTTTTTCAGCTTATCAATATAACCGCCGACTGTATCGAAAAAGTCAGGAGCCAGAGCATACTGACCTTTTGAAATGTTGGGACTATATGGCAACTCTAATAATGGATTATCTCCACCATAGTAAATGTTGGCATCATAGCCAGCGATTAGCATCAAGTCAATGATGGCGTTTAGGGCAATCAGACCATCGTATGGATATGACTCCACGATGTACGCCAAGTCAAAGTCACGAGAACGGTCTTGTCCAGAATAAACAAAGACACTCCAATCCTTAGTAGTATCGCCTTCCTCGTATGTAATCTCTGGAGGTGTAAGCGTTCCTCTAAATACATCAATGTATGTCGGCGATACTGCTCCATCACTGAGTGCAATGCGAATCGGTCGGTCTGATGTAATCTGTGGTTGGTCTACACCTGCATCTGTGATTGGTTTCCTGCGGGTTGTCAGGCTACACGTAGCTCTGCCGTTATCATCTACGCTGATACTCAGACGCTCGACATCACAAGTGATGTCTACCGGGGCATCTGCTGTGCTTCCAATCTCTGGGTCATATACCAAATCAACTTCATAGAATCCATAGGTTGCAGATCCGGTACTACTTGACAACGTAACCTTTGCCCGTACATTAGTAATGACACCATTAGGCGTGTAGGCTGTAAGGTCATCCTTGACCACTGAATAAGACACAGATGCAGAGCCGGGACCGATTGCATCATAGGCGTATGTATTGTTAAAGGTTGCACCCGTAGGTGGTGCATAACGGAGTTTCTTGACTGGACTTACGGCATAGCCAGATGTAGCAAACTGTAGTTTTGCGAGTTGTACGCTTGCCTGCCCTTGTGGAACCAACCACGAGAATGCAGCAGCAGGAACAATCGTATTTGCAGTCAATGCCGACAGGTCAGAAAATACATGGCTAAACGAAAGCCCGGTAGATGTACTCACCACTAGTTCACGCCTACGGCATGGAATCATCATGATGGTGATGAAGTCACTCGCTACCGATGACAAGTAGACTGCGTTTGCCTGAGGAGCAATGTTGGAATCGTTGCGCTGGTAAGTACCAACCAAAGAACCAGACTTGTAGACCTGTGCGCTTCCGTTAGCTGCGAACCATACCTCAACTGACCCAGCAGAGCCTACACCCCATCCGGCTTTTAGAATCACGGTATCGTCGGAATCTTTGAGCCCCGGTACATATAGGCTGATATACGCTGGCTGGTTAGCACTCCATGCTGTTGTAAGTGTTGCACGTTCTGTGACGTTCAGGCTTTGCAGGTAGTAATCGCCTGATGCCTTGATCTGCATCTGTTTCCATGATGCTGGAGTGGTTAGCGTGTAGTCGGTCTTCTGGTATCTTGCGTAGTTACCAGCGTATGTTGTGCGCCATGCAGCGGTAACTGGAAGTGGTGCAAGCATCAATGTCAGCGTAGAAGGCTCAAGCCAGACATTGCTACTCTTAGATAAATCCCAAGTCGTACCGTCAGCTGCTACAATCAAACGTCCTTTTTGCGGGCGTGGTTCTGGGCAGTCTACTTCGATCAATAGTGGCCAAGAGTTTGCCATCAGAACCTCTTCATAATTCCGGGAGTGCCGTTTCGCCTTGCTTCATCACGGATAACGGATCGTACTGCTCGTTCCAGTTCAGTACCGGCAGGAATCAAGCCACGGTTACCACCGCCCATGAAGTCACCCATGCGGATACCACCACCGCCACCTACAGCCATCTCGGCAGCCGTAACACCCATCTGTCCAAGTTGCCCACCGCCAAGCGTTTCCCTGCGTAGAGTCAAAGCATCAGCGGTTGTCTTAGTATTGTCTGCAATCTTGCCGATATTGTCAGCAATAGACGGGCCACCCATTGCACCACCAGTGCCTTGCGCCCCTCCGTAAATCATCCCCGGTGGCAAACCTTGAGGGCCGAGGTTGCCCATTATGGCACGTTGGTATTGTTCGGCTATTGCATTGGCATTAGCTACAACGCTCGGCAACATAAAGTTTCCAGCAGTTGGTGCAAACTTTGGAGGAGCAAGTGTTTGTGTTTCTATAGGTATCTTGCCGGGTGTTGGTGCAGTTAGGATTGGAGCCAAATCAAGTTCACCACCCGGTAACTGCACAGCACCGAGTGTCAATATAGCGATTGCCTTTTTTAGACCAGTCAAGATTGGTTGAATGAATTCTACAAATGCTGTACCAAAATCTTTTACACCGCTACTGAACGCTTCCATCAACTCGTTCCACTTACCAGCCGCCCAGTTATACGCTTCACCGAAATAGTAAATCATTGAGTCTTTTACAAACTGAAAAGCAACACCCATGTCATGCACGGCAGCGTTCCAAAAGTTTGGGATCTGACCAATGTACGCAAGAATATTTGCAATGGCTCCAATCATCATCTGTTGGAAGTTGGCAACACCTGTACCACTAAGAAACTTATTGAAAACATCTTGGATTACACCACTCTTACCAATAGCCGAGAAAACCTCGCCTATTTGCTTACCGATGTTTGCAATCATGTCAATCAGCCGCATGGTTCCGCTTTCGGCACTGCCGAAAATGTCAAGTATTCCACGACCGATAGGAAGGAAAGCCTGTTCAAGCGCATCCTGTAGATTCTCAAAGGTTGTGAGTGCTGAGGTCGTAGCCTTTGGTAGTTGCTCAAGCCCGGCAATAATCTTGCCAATGGCAACGTCTGCCGATAGCCCCATCTTCTGGATGGCTTCAGTCGATGCCGTACCGAAAGCAGAAACCAAGACCTGCCGGATCTGCGGGACACGCTCGGCTATCTGGTTGATTTCCTCAGCTGAGATACTGCCCTTGCTGGCTATCTGACCAAGTGCCAAGATGACACCGTCAAGTTCTGATTTACCTTTGCCGACCAGAGCAAGCGCATTACCAAAAGCCATCAATGCGCGTTCGGCAGTTTGTGCATTCAGCCCTGCGGCTTCAAGGTTTAGAACACCCGCACGAACCTCTGTGAGCCCCAATCCGGGGAGTTTTGCTATCTCTTGGAGCCTTGACAGTTGGGCTTGTAGTTCCTGTGCATTCTTGGCATATGCCGCCAATCCACGGACCTGCGAATCATAAGCCATCGCAGCTTGAACACCTGTCACGGTTGCAAAGCTTGACTGTGCTATTTCAAGTAGACGTGTGGCATCGGCGGCTGTTCGGATTGCTTCGCCTACGTTCTTTGCTGAGGCTCCTACACGCTGTAAGGCACGGACAGCAGCGGCTTCACCGATAACCGATATCTTGGCTGTGAGTTCCGCTACTGTCATTACCTGCCTCCAAACAATGCGCTAACCATCTCGACCTGTTGCTTTTCTATCTCTTGTCCTATCATTGCAACTTCTGCAATCTGGTCAAGCGTTAGATCGGTTTCTGATGGATGCCGGTTGAGATACTTCACGGTGTAGTAGGCAACCTGACCGGCTACACCTCGGAGTCGTTTTTTGCGTCTTTGACCCTGCCTTGTAAGTCATCTGTTGGATACCAAGAAATGAACTCGCCAAGGATTCTAAAGAACGTCTGCTTGCTGGTACGTGCCAGATTACCGAATGCTCGTAATGGTGATTCTTCAGCTACGTCTGTCGGATCTGGTACATAGCACCGTCCTAGCAAGTAAATCTGGTACAGCATTGCTTCGGGAAACTCAGCGAATGCAACACGCAGGCTTTGCAATTCTTTAGAATCCGGGAAGAGGTCAGCCGCCTTCGGTTCACGAAAACGAAGTTCTGCGCCATCACCAGCGATGTCCGACAAGTCGACCACAAGAGTTCCCTTGTCGGCATCCTTTGGTATTTGTTTTAGGTTACTTAGTGCCATGGCTCAGTGTACTACGACCAAGCAGTGGTCACCCCATTTGCACCAAGCGTGATGGTTGCAGATTCGGTTACGGCTTCCTCACTTGCAACGCTGATGCCTGTAGCAGTTACAACGCCAACAAATGTTTTCGCAGAAAGACTTCCAGGCGTTACTACAATCTGGCAGTAATAACCGTCTTTAGCATAGAAGATTGGACCAGCAGTTGCATCTACCAAGAACTCAATCTCGACAGTTCCGTTTGCTTTGGTGGCTTGTGCTTTGTTCTGAGTATCGCAAAGTGCGCTCACATCCACGGTATTGACCGATGTACTAAAACGTACAGACTTGGCGATACAAGTATACGTGTCAGCGGTGAACGTTGAAGGCGTACCGTCCTGATATCCACCAAAGGCAACCGTAACGGTACAGTTTTCGCCAATCAAAGCATATGTACGTGTAAAAGGCATTGTCTACTCCTATTGTTGTGTGACAATACGGTACACCGCCGTCACTCCAAAATCTGTCCTGCCACCACTGGATAAACCAAACGTTTGAGCTGTCGATTCCCTTCGGCAGTAGAACACCGGCGAGGTTGTCGTGACTCGTTGATTGTCCAGTAATGTGTCGATGCGAGACATGATGGTTTGTATCCGGCTCATGCTCATTGCACCGCTTTCAGTATCCCACACGGTGATTCTGTAGGTTGGATACGTGAAGACACGGCTACCACAGATTACGTCTTGGTCTTGCCCTGCATTACCAGCACGGTCAAAGACAACGTAGGGAACCTGCACTGGTTTACGGCTTACCGGATCTAACTGTGGAGCGACTGTGTTATAGATGCCTTGCTGATAGCCATTAGGCTTATTATCTACCGCTAGGAGTCCTTGGAGCGTTGTATCGTTGCTCAGTGTTTCATAGAGCCATTGTTCAATTACGGCTGGTTCGTATGCCATTATTTGCCACCTTTGAGAATCACTTTGCAAGCCGCTTGAAACGATGGTGCAACCTTTTCAACAGCTGGACGCAGGAATGGTCTAGCAGGTAAATGATTGCCATTGGCAGATATCCAGCCTAGTTCGAGCGGTATTCCATACTTTGCATGGACATTTACTTCCGCCTTAGTTCTACCTGTCATTCTGCTCTCGATGCTGTTTGCAAGTTCACCTAAATCATTGTTTGGTGGACTGCCCGGAGGACTTGACCAGTGCGGATGTTCTTTACGTCCGGGATATTTTTTGTATTGTCCGCTTGACATCTCTATGCTTTGTTTTGCATTGCCTTCAATGTTAGCAGCAGCGTTACCTACAGCCACAGACAACTGCCCTAGATTCTTGCGGTACGAATCTAACTTGACAGACTTCAGGCTGTAGCTCATCTTTATCACGGAGCCAGTACCTCAATCTCAAGTGGACCAAAGCGACGAACCGTAGATCCAACGGTAAAAGATATGGTTAGCCTTATATCGGTGGCTGTCGGATAAGCCGCAGGATTCAGAACAGACAGGATGCCTTGTGCGCTGTACTGCTTGGTCAAGGTGACTGCACCACCGCCAAACGAATAAGCCGATCCCGTAGCAATGTTGGTGAAGGTTGCACCCAGCGTACCTGTAGTAATGTCCACAGGGCTTCCTAGCTCATCTACCAAGCGTACGACATAGGAGTGCCAGTCTCCGACCCATGCGGAGACTTGCACGACCTGCTGAGGGTCTTCCGTCAAGTCAAAGATTATTGCCATTAGATATCCCTCACATAGATCCGCAGTGGACCAAAGACCTGCGTATCAGATGCACCCGTTGTGCGTGTAATCGTTGCCGTGTAAGTCCCAGGGACATCGGTTACCGTCGTATCAATAACAAAGGTTGCACGTCCATCAGCTGCATAGGTTGCCGTACAGGAGTAAGTATCAACCAACGTACCGCCGGAGTTGTAGACCTTGGCCGTAACCGTGGCAGAGGTGATGTCAATGGCGCTTAGGTTATTATCCACACACTGGATATCTACACCATGTTGAGCACCCTTTTGGATGTCCAAAGGCATAGGTGTTGTAACGCCATCTGCGATGACTTGGAATGGACCCATTCTCACCAGAGATGCTTGACTTACCGGAGTAACCAGTTCAGCATTGACATATTCACCAAAGGTTCCAGCAGTGGTGTGTGTTGATCGTGTAGCATTCCAGACTGCATCAGCAGATGCCGTATTACCAGCAGTGCTTAGGGTATAGCCAGTCTTATCGTTGTTAGTCCCAACGGTCACAGAACCCGTCACAGAGCCCACAGAGCCAGTTGTAGAGAATGTCTGGCTAGATGCTAGGCTGTAGCCTGTGAGCTTCTGTCCTGCCTCACCCATGCTTCCAGCGGTGTTGTATGACGATGCTGTAGCGTTCCAGACTGCCTGCGTAACCTGTAGCGAAGTAAGCCACGAGGTCGCAGGATCAAACCCTGTCAGCTGATACTCCAAAGATACAGGAGCCATACCAGATGCACCCTTGAGCATTACGACAGCGTGGTCTACACCTGTGGCAAATACTGCGTTAGGAATGTCAAACCGATAGATACCCGGTAGATTAGTTGCGTCTACTTCAACCCATCCGCCAGATGACCAAGCACCAGTCACTGTCTGGGTTGCTAATGTGATTGCTGTTGCGCTTCCGCCGGGTCTGACATAGTAAGCAGTCAAGCCAGCAGCGTTGTAGGCAATGCCAGTTTTACCGCCACCTGTCGTGCTTGCGCTGTCTTGCACAAACACGTACTCGGAGCGGTTGGATGTGGCTTGCGCCTGTACGAATAACTTAGCCACGAATGCCTCCTGTCATGCCGGGATGAGTCAAGAGACCACCGCCGGTTGGTGCTGCAAGTTTCTGCACTGCACCAGCGTCTGGATTACCTGCCCACGTTGCGCTGTATAGATCAACAGTAGGAGCACCTGTGCTGTTACCGAATCCAATATTAGGACTGTTTGGATATGGTGCGAAAGTATCATTGCCTGTCAAACCATTGATGCGCTCATAACCAAGAGATATTCCCGGACTACCAGCAGTAACAGTTGTGGCTGATGTCGCTGTGTTTTGAAGCGTAACATTTATGAGCCTGTTGTAAGTCTGAACAACTGCGCCAGTGGTTCCACCAAAGATATTCCCACGGAATAATACGCAGTTTTTTACAATGCTATTGTGCGTAGTATTGGTGCTTGAAATATAAATCGTCTGACTGTCAAAACCTTGAAAATGGCTGTTATAGATTTTGATTCCATTACCATCTGAACCAGTACCAGATGGTGTAAACACGATTGCTTGCCCCGGAGCAGGAAGCCCCAAAAATATACAGTCTTTTATGTTGATGTTTACATCGTATGTACTTGTATGGCGTTCATGCGTTGCTACAAAACATTGACCACCAAGAAGTACACATCTGTCAAGCGTAAAGTCGTACGGAGTACCAGCCGTGTTGGTCATTCTAAAAATCTGTGCGTTTAGCTGAACAACGGAAAAAACACACTTTGTAAATGACCACCCACGGCACGTTGTTAGTTCAATTGTATATGCACTTGTCCATGTATCAAAGTACAACGATTCCCAGTTTATATAGTTCTTGCTGGTTGCAGTCAATTGTCTCCAACCCGTAGTAGGGTTGGTTGTATCAGTAGGGAAAACAGTCCACCGAATAACACCTGCTGTTGTCGCTGTCCATGCTTGCGTCGCTAATGGATCACCTTTGATTGTGATAGGGCTTCCAGATGTCCCATTACCTCCTAAGTACTGCAAAGCTGAACTAAGGGATTCTCTATATGTTCCCGGCGCAACCCAAACGGTATCACCAGCAGACAACCCGGGATTAGTCCCAGATGCAGCACCAACAGCAAAAGATATATCTTTCCATGGTGTTGATGCGCTTGTGCCATTATTGGAGTTTAATCCATAGGTGGCTACATAGTAAGTTGCCATTATTCGGCAGTTCCTTGTGTTATCTGTTGAGCCATAATCACTGCAAACTGGCTGACAATATTGAACTGAAAGTCTGCATCCTGTGAAACCCACCAAATATTGACGCTAGTTCCATCAGGTCCAAACGTACCTATTTGCGTTCCAGAATCGTCAAAGATATCACCGTAAACACGCCAGTCTGTAGATGGCGCTGGTTCTTTTTCAATCCTGAAATTCTGGATGTTCATTTGCCCACCTTCAGGCTGTTAGCCTCAACACCCTTGAAAGGCATCGTAAGGAACGCCAGCACCGAACTCACCGCAGCGGAGACACCAGCCGCTACCGCCTTGCTTCCATAAAGTGCCATCACTGCGCCCAGCTCGGCAATGTCCTGCGCTTGTGCTGTACGGATGCCATCACCAAAAACGGTAGTGAAGGAAGCCACGAAAGCCACGACAACAACGACTACGAGTCTTTTGATACTGATACTAGCCATGTCTTGCCTCCAGTGCTGTTACTCTTTCCGATATTCTAGCGAGTGACTTTTTAATCATAACTAAGTCTGCTTCGGTCTGCTTGGCATCATGCACAAGCAACCGAATATCAGACTTGATATCCCACAACATTTTATACAATCCGCCTACAGCAGCGATCAAAGGTACTCCCACTGCAACTATCACCTGTGCCCATTCCGTCATGCTGTACGCTCCACTAGTCCGACGTGTTGCACCAGCAAGTCCGTTTGTCCAAAGTCTGTGCCCACCACGTCGTAGTATTTTGATTCATCCCCAACAATGTAAACACGGTCATGCGCCATCACATCAGCACCAACAGGAAGAGTAACGTTCCACCCTGCTGATGGCTGGATGCCACCACCTACAATCGATTCTGTATCGCTTTGATTGGACAGCCTGCCCTTGTAATCCGCAACCTTGCGCCACGTCTCAGTAACACCGCCCCTGCCATCTTCGGTCAGCGTAAAGCGGTGAACTTCAATAGGTGTCTGGCAAAGGTTACGAACCAAGCCAGCCTGAAGCGTTGCACGTAGAATCGGGCTCATGCGAACACCACCGGACGGTATCGCTCTGCCATCTTAATGCAGTGCGCTTTGAGCTGACTTAGCTTGACATCGCTTGTGCCTTCCTTGGCATCAATGTCTGAAGCACAGCGGGATGCTTTGATGAACCATGCCTGCCGGGTTGCAGTCCTGACATCGTAGCGCTCTACATTAGCAGGTCCCATATCTACCCACATTAGCACAGGGTCGCTGGTGCCATCTAGGACGCTCCAGCCCTTCCACTGTCCACCGGGATACTCTGCCCATTCTGGTTCTGTGGTTGCCGTAGTGCCAGCCACACGGCACTCATAGACTCTGCCATTGGGAGTAGTAGGGACTACACGATCACCAACAGCATAAGTCGTGCTGGCTGTCCATGTCGTAAACCGTGAGTAGGAATCAAGGATAGAGCCTATCTCGGTTGTGGACAGTTGCGGGTAGGACTGGGCATCGACAAACAAGGATACCTGTGCTATCGCTTCGGCTCGTGTCATCATGTCCTAAGTATCCCACACAGAGCCGTAGGCTCGGACAACGCATTAGACAAAGAGAAAGCCCCCGGCAGTGATGCCGAGGGCTTTGTAGCGAGTCTGCTAGGATTATGTAGCAGAGGATGCACCGACGATGAGCGAGCCTGGGACTCGTGCAGATGCTGTACCGGAAACGTTTCCGATGTCGAATGCGGAGAAGGCGTAACGCTCGGTTGCCTTGAATGCAAGCGCATCTTCCTTGAAGTACTGCTGATCGGATACTTCAATCGTAACCGAGCGACGGTCACCGAATGCAGTACCAACCGACAGGTCACCAAGCAGGATGTATGGCGTAGAAGCTGCCAAGGTTTTCTGCATATTCTGAACGAATACAACATCGTAACCAAAGAGCTTAGGCTGTGCGCCAAATGCCTGCTGGAGATCAAGGATAGCGTTTCCGCTGAGTGCGTTGAGCAGAGGAGCGATGGCGTTGTACCAGATCTCCTTGTGCATATACCACTTGGCGTTAGCTGCGTAGGTTGGCAAGCGTCCGACCATGGCCGAAAGGTTGGTCAACGTTGGAGCATACGTAATGGTTTGCCCGGTCGTGAACTGAACCAGCGATGCGATGTTAGCCTTCGTTGCGTTGGCATTGTAGACAGCCCAGAGACAACCATCAATCGATGTGGTTGCATCGGTAGCATTGTTGAATACAACACGGTCTTCTTCCTTAGCCAAGACATAAGCCATGTCACGGGCAAGGGATGCACCAAAGTCGATGATGCTGTCTTCTGCGAGTTCCTTGGAAACCTGCGTAAGGACGGCTGCTTTCTTTGCTGTCAAGCTAACCTGTGCAAAGGTCATATCGGACAATGTGATTGCCGTATTCTCACCCGGGTAGTAGACAGTTGTAGATGCAGTAGCGTTTGGTACACGGAGCGTATCGCTGGACATCGGGTAGATGCGGCAGTTCTGACGTGCAATACCAAATTGCTCACGCAAGTAGATAAGGTCGCTGGACAATGGATCTGGTACGGTGTAGCCACCAGCACTGTCTGTGCCTTCGTTAGCCTTGATGTGGTTCTTGACCCAGTCGGTAGCCTTGCGGTTGCCCATGATAGAGCGAGCCCACTGACCCCAAGCGTATGCCTTGTAGTTGCGCTCTTCAGCGGTGTCACCAGGGAGAAGGTCGGTGATGCGCTTCGATACGCCACCGGACTTCCATGGCTTGTCTTCTACAGGAGCGGAAGCAACAGGAGCGGTAACGCCGAGAGACTTGATTGTCTCGATGCGCTCTTCGATGTTCTTTGCCTCAGCCATCAGGGACTTGACTTGTGCAAGGTCTCCATCACCAGCTGCGAGTTCACGAGCGGAAGCGAGAAAACCTTCACGCTTGGCTTGTAGTTGTTCGATATTCATAGTTGTTTTAGCAACTCCAAACGGGCAAGCAGTTCAGCTCGCTCGTCTTTGTCAGTGGCTTTCGCCTTTACTTCGATGGACGGCTGCTCTTCCGGCTGGTCTGCATCCCGCAGAGATTCCCAGACGACGGGAGCCAAGCGTTTTGCGCTTGACCGTGATAGACCGACTGCATCCCGCAGCCGACGTTCGACACCCCGCAAAGATGCAGGTTGTACGCTTTTGACACCGTGCATGGCGAACAAAGCCTTAGCACGTTTTGCAAACTCATCAATGATGGCATCTGCCATGGCTTGATCGGTTACCATCTCGATAGCACCGCAGAGCGCATCGTAGTAGGCTTCTAGCCCTTCGTGTACCATCTCGCTCTCGGACTCATCAAAGACCGACACAGCGTATTCTTCCGGGGATTGCTCAGGCATAGGAGCCATTACCATCTCTTCTTCTTCCATCGGCTCCATGCTGTACATATCCTCCAAACTCTTGACACTGTTGCGGTACTCAGCAGGTGTAGGTGTGATGCTTGCCTCAGCGATACACCAGCGGGTTATCTCGCTTGCCTTGCCTACGCTCTTGCGCTCAACCATATGACCGGCAGCACCAGAGGAGTAGCCCATCTTGCCTTGCTTGCAGAGCTTTGCGATCATGCTTCCGTATTCATCAGCCATGTCTAACTGTGCTTCGTACCAGAGCCCGGTTTCATCCATCTTGACATAGCCAGTACCGATAGACTTCTTGCCTACAAATTTATCCATGCCGTGGTGATAATAGACGTTTAGCGGGACACGCTGACCGGCTTTGATAGGAAATCCAAAGTCTGTTTGAGGTGTGAAGTAATCACCCTCTAGGTCGGTTGCATCAGGAGAGCCAAAGCGCACAAGGTAGCCTTTGACGCTTCCTAAGCGGTCACTCTTTATCGCATCACTGTAGACGGTTAGCAGGTCCATGTGCTAAGTATCCCACACACCCTATACAAGGCTACGTAGTGGCACTACACGGGTTGTAGGTCCCCAGTCTTGGTTCTGCTCCACCTGCACGAAATCAGCAAGCGGTTTGCCATCCATGTACATCTGGTAGCGTGTCGGTCCCATGATAGCCAGTTTGTCAGCATCTGACAGACCGGCAAGAATACGATCAGGTGTTGCTACCGCTGGGCGTGTATCAGGGATAGACGAATCCCCGGTAATCTCTGCCCACGATAGCGTTTCAGGAATCATCACGCACCGGCAGTTAGGGTGCGATGGCATGATTTCATCGGTCTTGTGTAGTGTGCCAGACAAAGCCAGGCAGGCTAGACATACCCGGCTATCTTGGGTCGCTTGTCGTCGGTATCCCTGCACCGCAGTGTTCTGCGTGTAGAGCTGGCGTTGGGCTTCACGAGCCGCTCGAATCATTTCTGTTCGTGCTATCGTCTCTGCACGGCTTCTACCGATGTCAGCTGCCTTGCGTACACGCCGTGCTACAGTCCGTGGACCTTCACCAAGGCTGATTCCTTGCACAAGCGCCATCTGCATAGCGTCTGTGGTTACCTGCGGTATGGTCGCAAATAACTCACCCAAAGGGCTTCCATCACCCGAAAAACCGACAAAGGCTTGCAAGGATTCGTCTGGGAGTGCTGTCCATGTGTAGCCGAGTGTAGCTCCTGCCGGTTTACGACCTGCCGCCGTTTCAACCATGCTGACGCTTGCCTCATTCGCAAGGATGGCGCTTTCGAGTTGTCCATCGGCGGTTATCTGTGCCCCCTCGATTGAAAACTTCTTTAGGTTCTTCCCCAGTTGTTCGATATTTTCGATAATCCGCTGTCGCATCCAGAGGATGGTTTCGGATGGCGGTTCACCGTTTGCTTCACGCTCTGCGATTCGTCCCTCTAGTGCTTCAAGCTCATCGATGCTTGCTTTGGTTGCTGCCTTGTATGCTCGTTGCATACGGCTGATGGCTACGCCTTCACGCTCCAGTAGGTCGTTCCTGAACTTCTGACTTGCGGCATAAATCCTAGCCGTGCCATCGTTTACTCGTTTGAGATGTAGTCCATCTCGTACCCGTAAAAAGGGTGAGACTTGTACACCACCCCCGGGGTGCAACAGTCAAGGCTCTTGCCTTCGCCCATGATCTGGTCACGCTTTGCGGTTGCCCAAGAGAACCCGGCATCACCGCCCCAGAGGTCCCACGCTACACGACCAGCAGAAGGAAAGCCATCTTCCCCAGCATTGAACCCTTCAGCTTCCTTGTCCACTTCATGCCTTGAGAAAAACGAATACATCCGCAAGATCGTGTCTTCGCTGAGTTTCTCTCCGTTCACGATTTGGTTAGCACGAGCAAGACCTACGCGAGTACCACCGGCTCTGCCTTCTTCCTTCCATGCTAATGCACGGCTGGCTGCCTCTTGCATACCTTCGTTCGGGATGTACTTTAGATCGAATGATTTAGCCTCATCCCGTAGGGTAACCGGAGCGGCTCCAGTGTGTTGTACTGGCAGGTTTAGGAAGCTTGTCACGCTTGCCGGGTCGTAACCAGAGCGGATGAGAATACCAGCCGCATTGGCTGTCTCTGCAAGCGGTGCGCCACCTTCACCTTGAATCGGTATAGCGGTTGGATGCAGTACGCCTTCATCTTCTGGGATAGCTTCTAGACCAGCGATGCGCTTTGCTTCCGCACGGTCAATGATTCCAGCCTTGTACAACTTCTCTGCACGATCTGCCTCAGCTGCTAGGTCATCAGCCAGAGCCCTGACATTGTCAACATTGAAGACAATGTAATCGCCCTCTTGTGTCTCTGGGTACTCTGGCAAAAGGTCAGCCGTCAAAGCGTCAGAGATGGTACGCAGTAGAGGCACCATGCCATCTTCCCACGCAGCTTGTTGCGCTCGCTCATAATTTGCATAGGTGCTACGCTCAAGACCAGAGCCAAGACCCAAGACCATAGGATTGATGCCAAGAGCCGAGCAGATGCGCTCTTCTGGTACACGTCTCACTGAATCCAGAGCAAGCTCGGATGGTGTAAGGCTAACACGATCCATTTTGTAAGGTCCAGTCATGACAACGATGCCACCGGAACCGTCACCGCTTAGGTCTTCGTGCAGTTGACGCTTGACCTGCCGTGCATCGTCCATGCTGAGGTCTACGCTTGCATCCTTGGCATCTGGTCCAACGATGAGCGATGGCATAGCACCGTTAGCAAGCAATCCCCAGGCTGTGGTGGATGCCGTATTGTCTGTAGCAATCTCACGCAGTACAGCGGTAACCGGGGAGCGTCCAAGACGAATATCGCTAGGCTCCCTGCCGTACCGGATGTGGATGATGTCAGATACAGGGATGTCAAAAGAGCGTCCATCAGTTGTATAGACGTAGTGCGTTAAAGGGTTCGTACCGTTACCTACAGGTCGTACCATGTCCTGCGGAAGGAACTGGAGAGCGGTAACCGTACCACGAGTGGATGAGCGTATCTTCCGAATGTAGGTATTGCCGAATAGTTTGTAGTCCTGCACAACCCATGCCCAGAACAGAGACCCCATAACCAGCGGATCTGGTTGAGCGATGAGCTGAAGGGCTGGATGCTCGATAGGCTCTGCTTGTTGCATATCGACTTTCCGCATGACCTCTGGCGTAGCCTGTGCCCAGTTCCTGATGTACCAGTCCATGGCGGAAGCCACGACACCGTTTAGCCCTAAGTCTCCTGCTATCCTTGCCCAGTCTTTGGTGCTGCCGGGTAATGCTCGGCGTAGTAATGTCTGCAACTGACCAGAGCCGTAGCCGGTAAGGTAGACATCACGAGATTGGGATAATGGGAGCGGAAGCATTGCGGTAGGGTTCGCAGCTGCTTTGCGTCCTAGGAAACGGTCAAAGATACCCATATCCACAGTATCCCACAGAATAAAAAAAGCCCCCTTGCGGGGGCTGTGCATTCACAAGTTGAATGTACCTCTTGTTGTTTTCAAAGTTGTCTTTCCCATGCGTAAATGATTCTTTCGGTTGATTCGACTGGACCGATTGAATCGAACTGCTTTATTGAAAATGTCCAGTGATGAAATTTCACGTCAACCATCATGATGGACACTGGATCTCCGTCCTCATCAAACGCACCAGTTTCTTCGAATCTTGTTTCAATGCTGAAGTGTTGATTTTCTGGTGTGATTTGCCTTGGTCGCTTGTAGTACCAGCTGAACACGAGGTCTTTCAGTTCATCAAATAGTTTCTGACCATCCGGTATCGTGAGTGCTTTTCCAAGTGGCTTGAGTGTGGCAAGGCTTTGAAGGTTTTTCTTGACACGCATCTCCGTCAAGCGTGCCAGTCGATCAAACATTTCCATCCTGAATGCGGTAAGCGCATATGCAGCTACATCTAGCCCTTCTGGCTCAAATGCAACACATCCCATGATTGTGCCTTTTTTCTTGTATCGCAGCTGTACGCCTTCAGTCAAAAGCATTGGATGCGGTGCCTCTAATGATAGAGAATGGCCAGCAAATGTATTCTTAACCTTTATGGTCTCACTGTAGTGCTTGAACAATTCTGTCTTGACTGACTCAAACTCCGACAGGTATGTCTGAAAGTCCTGATCTGTCTGGAACGTCTCCGGCTCTACTGATGGCTTGATAGGAGCCACAACGCGACCCGTAGGGTCATCTTTGATATTTACAATCATTACACATATCTCCCTTACTTACTCGTGAGTATATGTATATACATGCATACACGTCAAGGGTATAGAGATATATATTTTAGACGGCTCCCCAACCACGCTTAGTTCCGCACACCTGCCAAGCATAAGCCAGAGCGTCTACCACGTCATCATGCCTACCAACGGGGAAGGATAACAACTCATCCTCAAAGTAAGCCGGGAGCCCTTGGCAATGCATGACTTGGCTTTGCTCGTATCTGGCTTCCAGAGGCGCAAAGCGGGTCACCTTGTCACGGTCTGGGCGAATGCCCCGGATAGGCAGTTTGGTACGCCGTAGAAGCTCCTGCACAACAGCCGCCTGATACTGCACCTGCTCGATGCCAATCATGGTGGGCTTCCACTTTTCAGCCATAGCCTCAATGAAGCGTAGCACGGATGCAAAGTCAGCGCGGGTACGGTTGATGTCTCTAACGTATATCGTGCCATCTTCACCACGGGATACAACAGCAACCCCGGTGTAGTCGGCTTCAGACTTCGTAGATATTGCAAGGTCAACACCGATATAGGTAGGCAAGCCTTCTGGGCAGTCACCGTACCGCAACCACTCACGCTTGATTCTTGCTCCAGCTGCATCGACGAACTCTGCCAAGTACTCCTGCCTAAACGCTATGCTCGGCAGAGACTCACCAGCCTTGTCTACTTCGGTAGGATCTATCCACGGGTTAGCCGTTGTAGGCATCTGCCATGCCATCCAGTCATCATCAACACCGGCCATGGCGTGTAGGCTCTTGAAATAGTTACTACCCTTTGGAGTGCTAAGGAAGAACGCATCCCCCTTGTAGTCGGTTAGCGTTGGTCGAATAGCCTCCGTCCAGGCTTGCTCTAGATGCCGTGCCATTGCGGCTTCATCGATGATGACGCGCTTGTACTTACGACCACGGGCAACAGTGCTAGGGTCGTCAAGCGTCCAGTAATCAATCGCTGCCCCGGTAATCAGTTCAATGCGTGGAGCAGGAGTCTGCACAGCTCGCCGGATAACAGGGGAATAAATCCTCTTATGATCGTTGTACGCCTCCTCCAGCAATCGGTAGGTAGGTGCAAACCACGCACAGGGAAGCGCATCTTTTAGGACAGGGGCGGAAAGTAAATTACCGCCGAGTGTTGTTTTACCAAAGCGTCTACCTACTCAGCCACAGGCAAGGACGTTGTATCGCCTTGCCTGTGCCAGTATTACCTTTTGTCCTTCATGTGGTCGAGGGAGAACCAATCGAATGTCAGGCATCAGTTGCCTTGTCTGCGTACTCCACGATTACCTTGACCGGGCTACCGTCTGCGCCGGTCTGCTCTACCCTGCTAGACCACTCGGCTTTGTGCTTCCGTTCAAGCCACCATGCAGCAGCTTGCCATGTCGTTTTAGTGGCATCTTGAATCACTGCAAGGTTGCGGAGTTCAGCTTCGCCCTCTGCTTTTTCTACTGCATCCGAAAAAGCCGAATGCTCACGTAGCCAGTTGGCGAATGTATCTTGTGAAATACCAGCAGCAGCACAAGAAGCCCTGCGGGTGTTACCACCTCGCAGAGCATCTGTAATCTTAGTCACGGTTGCTGGCGTGTACTTTGTTGGTCTACCGTTTGGTTGCGGGTCTGGCATTTAGGTTAGCCTCGATTTCCTCTTTGGTTGCCCATACAAGGGCATCTTTCATTTGACGCTCACTGATGCCTTGCTGTTTCGCTCGTCTCTTGACATCAGCGTACAACCACCTTGTGTACATCTCATTGTAGACAGCCAAGCACCCAGCGCCCAGCAGTAATCCGAGGGTGAAGATTATCATTGAACTAAAAACCATTCCCCTTCCAAAATGTCCATTAGAAAAAGACAAGTAACATCGTATTCAGTGCATCCTTGATACGGACTGTTTACCAAAGATCCGTTAGCCTCAATCCAATAAAATACACCACCGTCAGGACTATCCGATTCATCAATAGCCCATTTTCTGGTTTGCCATGTTTTGCAGGAAATAGACCATCCAGCTTTGTTCATTACCAATGCTTCTATACCGGTCACTTTGCTACCTCCCCGGTTCTTGGATCAATGGCAACCAGTGCCCAGTCGTTAGCAAACAAATCACCAGGGGATAGGCTCAACTCTTCCAGCTGTGTTACCCGTCCCTTCGGTCCGTGCAGTTCGAATACGTTCCACAGTTCGGAGTATCGCAGGAATACGCTACCTCCCCAGTCTTCCCGCCATACTGCGTTCCCACCACCAGCCATCAAGGCTTGAATCACTTCCCCGAATCTCATTACTTATCTCCCGTAGCTGCATCTGTTGGAATAACCATCCAATCCATGTTGAAGAACATCTGTGTCAGCAAATCTTGAAAGACATCTACCATCTGCCCTGGTTGTCTGTACTGATGGAAATAAACCCAACAAAGAGCTCGTGACAGGTGTACACGATGACCTACTAAGTAAACATATTCTTCGTTTGACCAAACGTTTCGCTTGACCTTGTGTCCTTGCGACATCTTTACCATTGCATCAAAACCGTTCATCTCATTACCTCCCAATCGTCCCTTGGTTGTCCTTCGTCGTCGAATAGATCACGCATCAGAAGGGTATACCCTTGCCATCGTCTGCCGTTGTAGTGTCTTACCTGCTCGCCTTGTGAGTGCTCTATATGGCAACAGGAAGCCCAGCCAGTTCGGCGTATACACTTACCACGCCTTAGCCATCTATACGCTTGCTCGAATCTCATCCGGCAAACACTTCCCAGTCCATGGCTAGGACATCAGCAGATCCAAAAGATGCAACCCGGCTGTATCTACGATTCCCAGCGCCATCAAGTAGGTAAAGGCATATCTTGTTGTCTGCAATCTGTAGAAACCAAGAAGCACCATGCCTGCGTACCATGTAGCCAGCACGTAGCTTTTCAAGTGCTACTGCAAATGATCCGTTAGCCATTGTTTGTACTTCTGCCTGCATCTCGATTCGTTCTTGGAGCAGTTGTTCCCGCTTCCACTTGCATATAGTTGTATGCATAACACCGAGGGTACGTGATGCATCTTTACATCGCATCCCTTCGGCTACCAGTTCGTCGTATCGCTGAAGCATGGCATCACGTCTTCTGCGTCCCTCAACGATACTGCATCTAGGTCGTGCCATTATTCGATCTCAACCTTGACTATGTTTATGACGGTTTCAATGTATTGAAAATGTATGTCTTCAACTTCCCCTACTTCTGAATAAGCCCATGTAGCACAATCCATCATTGGTTGCGTTGGTTTTTGATTAAACGTAATAGTAAAACATCCCTTGTGGTCATGCACAGAATGAACAGCTGAGTGTATGCAG